TCTGTAAGATTAGAACCACTTGTTGGTAAAATAGAAAGATAAACTCTACCATAGAATGGCGTTTCAGCGTCTTCACCACCCCAAGCACTAACTGATTGTGTGTTAGCATAAAGTTGTTTTACTTTTGATTTATAATCTTCTATTGTAACTGCTCTGTCTTGTGAGGCATAAAAATTAGGTGCATTGAATTTTATACTTTGTAAACTTTCAGGTTCAGCACCACCTTGTGCTGATGAGTTAACAGTTGTAGTTACGTCTGTAAATCCAGAAATAGAGCCTGATAATGTAAATGCAGTTGCACCGTTAGCTTCTGTTTTGTTTGTAACAACATAACTAATACTAATTATATTACCATCGTCTAATGATTTACCAATTACACCATCACCAAAGTAAATTTCAAATTGACCGTCTTCAGCCTCTTGGCAGAAATAAACTTTTGATGTACTATCTAATTCTGTTATTGAACTTGCTTTAGTGTATGTGGTTTGTGTTACATCTGAAGCACTATTTTGCACTACAACTTTTATTGTAGTTGTATCTGCTCTGTCACTAGGTATTAAAAATCTTTGATCTATATCTTGGCTGTCATATGTGTAAGCATAGGTAACATATGTACCTTCGTAAACATTTAAACTTTGTGCTGTGTAAATACCATCAATTGGTTGTACAACTTTATCTGATACTGAAACAAACGTGTAAGTTAAACCATCTATTGATGAAGTAAATTTTGTACCTGCAGGAATTGTAATTGAAGCACCTGTACCATCGTTGATTACTAATTTTAAATCAGCGATTGGTGCTCTAGCAGAGTTAGGTGTGTATCCTACTAATTTAGCCAATGACGCAACACTTGATCTTAACTGTGCTGTGTCCATAAACATTTCGTTTGCTACAAAGTTTGCATTGTAAGCCAAGTAATGTGTATTGTAAGCAAGTAGGTCAAGCAATATTGCCATTGAACTACCTTCAAAGTCGTAATCTTTAAATTCGTTTTGATTTGCTAAAAATCTTTTGAGTGAACCTTTTATATTTTCAAAATCTAATTCTGAAATTTCTAATTTGTGTTGTGCCATCTTATCTTACTCTTTGTAAAAATGTTGATACTGATATAGGCGCTTCTGCACCATTAATTAAAAATGAAACCATAATATCTAACCCATTATTGTTTTCATCTTCCCGAACAACTACATCTTCTACTGAAACTCTAGGTTCGTATTTCTCAATTGCCATTGCAACCCTATCTTTGATGATTACCATCATAGGTTCGGTCATGTTCTCAAATAAGAAACCTCTTAAATTACAACCAAAGTCAGAATTAAAAGGTTTTTCGTATTTGTTTGTTAAGATTATATTCTTAACAGCTCTCTTAATTGCCTGTACATCAAATAATCTTGCAACATCTTTAGTTGCTGGATTTTTAGTAAAGTTTAAATTTAAATCTTTGTAAATACGATTTGATCGTTTACTTTGATTCGTTGTACTTGCGTCATAGTTTGAATAAGCCATAGCAATATTTATATGACTTTACAGACCATTTACTAATACATTTAAAGAACCTGAAATCATTGCACCTGCGTCAGCACTATCTCCCACACGACCCCAAGGTATACCACCTATTTTAACGTTTGTTGATCCTTTGTTTAAATTTGCAACATGGGCAGGACACAAAGGAACTGGTGGAAAAGTGTGAGATACGGTAGGAGTGCCTTGTACAGCACCTGGAATCGCATTTGCTTTAACCGTTCTTACTAATGAAGTTGCTAAATTAGTAATTCCAGTACAAGCATGACCTGTAGTCAACGGATCTCCTTCTCTAACAGCCATATTATCCTCTTTGTCTTTGTTCTAACGCAGCTTTTCTTGCTAATCTTCTTTGTTCAATAATAATTGATTGACGAATCTTCCGTCCTACTGGTATTTTTACCGAATCTACGATTTTTTTGCCTTTTTTACTGATATATTCAACTCCAATGATTTTATCCTTGAAATCCCCTTGTACGGACATAGTGGCTTTCTTCAAACTCATGGCTTCCTTCTCTTTTTCGTCACCCGATTCGTTCCAAAACTTAAAAATTCTCATTTTTTTCATAATTTC